GCTTTGTCGGTGAGGGCCCCGCCGGTTGTGCCTGCCCCCACGGTGCCGCACTCCACGAAGCCGTACCGGTAGTTGCTGAGGGTTGCCTCGGCCTCTGTCTGGTGCTTCATGGTGGCCCCTTTGGTAGTGATCCGCGGGTATGTGCCGCACTTTTCCGTCCCTGCTTTGGTATGCTGGTAGGAATAGAGGACGGCCGCCAGCTCGGCGGCTACCCGTTGCTGCAGCACGCTTCCCAGCGTCCCCGGCCGCGGGTATGTCCCGCATATCAGATCCCCGGTTTTCGGGTGAGGGTAGAGCAGGAAGCTGGCCGTGGGCTCTGCCCGGATCGGTCGCCGGATTACCTGTCCCATGGTGCCGGGCCTCGGATATGTCCCAGCTTTTCTGCCGAAGTTGTACCGGAGCGCCCGCACGTCAGGATCCGCAGGGATCCCAGCCTTTACCGCAGCGCCCAGCGTGCCGGGCCGTGGATAGGTGCCACACTCAAACTCGCCCGCGTGGGTGAAGCCGTACCGGTGCAGCGTCTCGTCAGGCTCCAGCTCTATGCCCGGCTTGACGATAAAGCCCACCGTGGCTATCCTTGGCCGGGTGCCGCACTTCACGAAGTCATACCGGTGCAGGCTGGTGTCCAGTCTGTACTCAATGCCGGGATCCGGGCCCTGCTGCCAGAAATAAAAAACGCCCACGAGATGTGAGCGCGAATTTTTCGCAGCCTTTACGGCCTCCACGAACTTCTCAAAATTGTGGGCGTCCGTGTGTGTGTTGGTAGTCAGAGCCACGAAGGTGTACGGGCTGTCGTCCGTTTCGTACCACTCCACGACGTAACCCTCGCCGAAGTATGCAGAGATCAGCCGTTCGACGGCCCATTTCGTCCCCCGCTTGCGCTTGATCTGCTGCGCGAGCTTGATCGTGTTCCGCTTTTCCTCCAGACTCATGCCGGTGGAGTCGTACCAGTCCACGTCCAGCTCCCACGCCAGCTCGTCGCACTCTGCCTCGCTCAGATTGTCCACCTCGTCCCATGTGCGGATCGAAGGGATCCGGCCGCCGGGCTCGCTTATGAGCTTATTCACGGCTTTACTGAGCGCGATCGCTGCCTCGTCGTCCTGCATGAAGGCGGGCAGCAGGCGTATAAAATCAATGTTTGACACTTTCATGCCGCCCATGTCACCGCCTCCTTTAGTCTTTTACTTTGTGGGACACTTTCAGCTTGCCGGAGAAAACAGCCACGGTTGTGCTCTCCAGTTCTGTGTATTCCGGTTTGATGATGTTCACCCGCGTGGCCCCTTTCAGGCCGTCCTCCCAGTGAGGGCAGAGGATCCGCTTCCTGAGTTCGTCCGGGTTTATATCTTGGTCGAGGTTGGAGCCTTGCCAGTAGATGTACCGGCTGATCGCGCCGCCGGTGCCCTCGACGTTTTGGACGACTTCGGACTCGTCGGCCTTGGTGGTGTAGTATTCCAGCTCTATGTCGTATTCGTGGACGGCCGGAGCCTCCACCTGCACCATGTCCGTGAGTGGCCGCACGTCGTCAGACGAGCAGGCCAGCAGCACGTCCTCCAGAATGTCCTCGTCTGGTATCTCGCCACCGGCGCATATAGGCACGATTTTGACGCGGCCGTACATATTCCGGGTGATCTTGATATTGACGGACGCAGCGCCCGCCAGAGCCCCGGAGAGGGCCAGCGTCAGCAGCTCGTCGTCGTAGGTGGCCGTATAGTCGGCCCCCGCCACGGCCTCGCCGCCTCCCGGCAGATATACCGTCAGGGTGTCCGGCAGCAGATTGGCACCGCCTTGGAAGGCGTGCCCGGCGTAGGTCGTCAGCGTCCGGGTGATTGTTTCCTTTTCGGACTCCACCACCGCGTCGGTGACGAGCGGGTTCGCGCTCAGGGCCCAGTATTTGTAGGCTTTGGCCGGGCCTGCTGTGCTGAGCTTGTTCTCGGCCTGCCGGATCCGCTCCCGGTAGGCTTCGTCGCCCTCCCGGTCGCCGCCTCCGCCCGTCGGCTCGGTGTTGGTTACATAGTCGATCAGCGGCACGTCCGACACGTCAACGATCTGGGAGAGTTCTCCGATCGCCATGTCGTTGTAGCTTGCGCCGCCCTGCTCGGCCGTGGCTGTCACCTCGACGGTGAGGCTCCCGGCGTAGAGCACGACGGTGGCGTCTGTCAGGAAATAGTGAACGAAGTCACCCGTCACCCGCAGCCCGGCCGGTATGATGATATTTGACGCCATGGCCTCATTGATACCGAAGCGCAGCGTCGTGGTGGCGAAGGTAGGATCGAGGCGGGGGGTGTCCCGGTTTTCGCCCAGCGCGTCCAGAACGGAGCCGCGGGCATACCGGAGCATTTTCTGGCGGCAGGCGTCGTTCACGCTGTTGTAGACGGCGACGATCACCTGAGCCAGAGACTCGCCGAAGATCCGGCGCTCGTCTCCGGGATATAAGGGCTCCCGGACGCCGTTTTCCAGCTCGCCCAGTATGGTGTCGTAAACCTTCCCGGCGTCTGTTTCTATGAATTTGAGATCGCTCACGTTTCCTCGTCCTCCTTTCTTCTGGTTATGTCCACAATGGTGTCAAAGTCGCCCGCTCGCGCGTCCGCGTCCGCAGCGAGGGCCTCGGCGTCCACTCGTGGCTCGTAGGTTTGCAGCAGCCACTCGGCGTCAGCCGCCGCCTCGTCTGCTGCGTTTGGTTGGTCTATCAGGGCACCGTCCCGTCCCCTGATCCGGTCGAACGATACCTCCCCGCGGGTGATTTTCAGCAGGTTGGCAGCGCATACCTCCGGGCGGCCGTTGCCTTTTGCTCTCATGGCCTCCCTCCTTTACACGAGCGTGACTTCGCTCAAATATACCCAGCTATTGATCCCGCTTGGGTGTCCGAGCAGCACCTTGTTTTGGCTTTCCTTGATTTGGCTCACCACATGGCTGCGCTCCTTCACCCAGCCGGGGATCTTTTGCCCGGTTGCATATTTCTGGCCGGTGGGCCTCACGCGGTCGCCCACCTTGATTGTTTTCTTTTCGGCCTTTGCCACCTGCTTGTTTTCGGTCTTTTTGGTGGATTTGGCCGAGGTGCTGGCCTTCACATTCAGCGCCGAGGTGCTCACCTTAACGCTGGTAGTGTCTGGATCGTACTCCTTAAACTCGAAGGAGAGCGTCGCCAGCCTCATGCGGCCCATATCGTCGATCTTGACGTTGCTCACGCTTACCTTGCGGAGCTGGAGCTTCGGGCCCAGCTTCTTGCCGCCCAGATAAAAATAATTCACCTTTGTGACAAGAGCCTTCCAGCTCTCGATCTCTTTCCTCACGTCCACGCCTGCGCCGCTATGCAGCACGGTGGTGAAGCTGAGGGGGAAAAGGTCGGTGCCGCGCTCGTTGGTGGTTTTCTTTTCCTCGGTGCTGGTGTTGTTGTCAGCCACCTGCGAATAGGAAAAGGACAGCCCCTCCAGAGCGACGACTTTCTTTGTTGATACGGCCCATGTCTTTGAGCCCCATTTTGCCATTGTCGCCATGTGATCCCTCCTTTAGTGCGGCCCGCTGGTTTCTCCATGCACACCGGTGTGGGCGTGCTTTTTCAGGCTTACGCCTGCGGCCGTCACGTCACCGTCGGGCACGGCTGCCGTTATAGTTCCCGCTGTCAGGCGCGGCAGGTATTCGCCCCACTCGCCGTCAGCACGGCCCAGCAGCAGCCCGGTGGAGTCGTCAAACTCGACGTACACCACGGCCGTGCCCTTTGTGAGCTTTCCCGTGTCGCCTCTGAGGTGCCACGGGATCACAATTTTGGCTGTAGGCTTTGCGCCTGCGTCAGAAGGCACCACGCGGGCTGTGTTTCCTTCTATGCCCGCGATCGTGCCCTTGTTGATGTTTCCCATTAGTAGCCCTCCAGTAGATCCCTGAAATAAACGGTTGATTTGTTCCCCACGAAGTCATGCCGGACTTTATACACAAACACGGTGCCGTCCCACATGCTTGCCTTCATGGTGCTGAGTGTCACCAGACTGGCCGCAGCATAGCCCGTCATTAGAGCCTTGGAGAACTGCCCCGTCCGGCCGTATTTGTTGGCATTTCGGAGCAGGCCCTTGGCGAAGCGGGCTGCCTCTGCGTTGCTGGTGCATTGGAGCGCCTGCCGGTCTTTTGAGGCGGGGAGCCCCGTCACCGCCCGCGACGCTTCCATGATTGACTTCGGCCGCAGCACGACGCTGTTCGCGGCGTCGGCCACGAATTTGCCGGAGAAGCTGCCGCCCGCCACCTCGCAGGATCCGAACATGGCCTCGCGATCGTCGGCATAGGTGAAAACGCCGTTTTCGTCTATCTCCAGACTGCCCGCCGGTTGCTGGCCCTCAATGTATTGCTCATTGTAGGCCAGCAGGGCCCCGTCAAATATGAGCATTTGGCAGCCCTCCAGCGTGCAGAGGCGGGAGAACAGGGTGAAGTCGCTCTCGTTTTCCTGCTTAATGTACGGGTACAGCTGATCCGCGCAGCCGTAGTTCTTGAAGTCGAGGCCGTGGCCTGCGGCGAACTCGTTCGCCAGTTGCAGGAAGCGCACGCCCTCCCAGCTTTTGGACTTTCGGATCTGGCCGGTCTTTGGCATTGACATGGCCCGGATTGTGAAAAGCCCGTTTTCGGGTTTCATGGAGTGAATGAACATTTTCCCGGTGTCGCTCGCGCCTTCCTTGAAGCGCACCGTGTCACCGGCTGCCGGTTGCCATTTGCTCCACACGCCCTTGGTGTCATTGAAACGGATCACGAGCGTGTCGGCTTGCTTTTCCGCGAACATTTCATGCACGCAGTAGTTCACCGACACGTCGTTGTAAATGTCCGTCCCGTTGTAGAAAAAATTCATGCCGAGTCCTCGCTGTCCTCAGCGCCCCGACGCCACGGCGGCAGAGTTTCCGGCGTTTCTGCGTCCTCGACGATTGGCAGCCGGAGGGCCACATTCGCGCCGAAGATCACCACGTCCGCATAGTCGGGGTTAAACTCTATGATGTAGTGGGCGAGTCTCTCGTCGTTGTATAGTTGGAGCGCCAGCGCGTCGAAGGTGTCGCCCTCGCGCGTGGTGTATTCCTTGTAGGCTGTCACTCTACGCATAAGCGGCCACCTCCCTTGCCTGAATAAATTCCTCCAGCCAGTCGAAGAACTCGGCCTCGTGTGCCCTGAGCTGGGCCATGAAGTCGTCTGTGTCGTCGCCGGTGCCTCCCGTCTGGATCTGTGGGCTCCATGTGAAGCCGGAAAAATCATAATAGATCACGGTGCTGGCGTCGTTCGCCAGACTCCCCAGAGAGAAGTCGTCCAGCGTGAGCAGTTTCCCGGCTGTACTCGTTAGCCCGTCGCCTTCCCCGGCAGAGTCGCCGAGGGTTCCGAGCATTTGTCCGGCTTTTTCCCAGATTGCTACATTCTCCGAGCGGTATCTCTTGTCGAAGGAGATCACCGCCTCCATGCCTGCCTCGCCCGCGATTGATACGCCGTCAGTAAAGCCACCGGCCGCGAGCATTGGTATGGTGGGGATATTGATCCCGAAGGTGTTACCGCCTACGACGGGCACCCAGTCGGGAATGGTTACGCTGATACCGTTCAGGGCCCCGATCGCCTTGTTAATCAGGCCGATCACGGCGTTGATCGGTGCCTTCACGATACCGACGAGGCTGTCCCAGAGCCCGCCGAATACTTGGACGACGCCGTTCCACGCTTGGCTCCAGCTCCCGGAAAATACGCCGGTTATGAAGTCGATCAGCCCTTGGAAAACTGAGGTTAGCCCCTGAATAATCGGCTGGATCGCCTGAATGGCCGCACCCAGCACGGAGGTGATCACGTTCGCCACCGCCGACAAAATCGGCATGATTGGCTGGAGGATCGACGAGATCAGCGTCGTGAATATTTCAATCAGCGGAGTGATCGCCGTCATTATGAGGTTGAGGATCGGCGTCACCAGTGAAATAATAAGGTTCAAAATTGGCTGCAATAGCGAGATCACCATGTTGAGGATCGGCGTCAGTGCGTTCAAAATCTGCACCAGCACGGGCAGCACCGCCTCGATTATCTGCGTGATGATCGGCAGTATTGTGTTGATGAGCTGGATCAGCACCGGCAGCACTGCGTCCACGATCTGAGTGATGATCGGGAGTAGCGCCTGCACGAGCTGGAGCAGCACGGGCAGCACCGCCTCGATTATCTGCATAACGAGCGGCAGCAGTTGGTTGATTACGTCCACCAGAACAGAGAGGACGCTCTCAATTATCGTGGTGAGGACGGGCAGCAGCTTGTTGATCAGGTCGATAATAACTGGCAGGATCTCAGCTATAAGCTGGATCAGGATCGGCAGCACCGCCGCGGCTATCTGGCCGAAGGCCGTCAAGACCGTGCTTGCTATCTGCGAGATCAGCGGCATGAGTTGGTTTAGCATTTCGCTGATCGTGCCGCCCAGTTCGGAAAAGCTGCCTTGCAGTTCTTCCCATACGGCTGTCACGTTGTTGCGGAAGTCCTCGTTTGTTTTCCATAGGTACATGAAGCCAGCAGCCAGCGCGGCCACTACGGCGATTATCGCCAGAGCTGGGCCCGGTATCTTTCCGAGCGCACTCATAAGACTGGAGAAGCCCCCGGAGAGCTTGCCGAGCTGCGCTGTTATCGATCCCCATTTCATAGCGGCGACTATGGAGCCGATCGTTCCCAGCACAATGCCCACTTCTGGCAGGTGGGAGAGCAGCCAGTCCACCGACGGGCCCACTCGGTCGTTGACGAAGTTCACGGCGTCCTTGATAGCGGGCGTCAGTTCCTCGGCGATTGGCTGCACCACTTCGGCCTTTACCGTCCGGCCCAGCTGGGAGAGGGAGCTCTCCAGCGTGTCATAGGCTGCGGCGTCCATTTGTGCCATAGCGTCCGAGGCACTGTTTATAGCCCCCTCGGTGTTGGAAAGAGCGAGCACGGCGTCTTGGCCCAGATCCTCGTACATAGTACCCAGCAGGCCCACGCCTATGTTGTAGCCTTCGGTGGTGTTTTCCAGACCGTCGAGCTCGTTCACCAGCATGTTAAACACTTCTTTGGCGCTGTCGCCGCCTTTGCTCCAGTCCTCCGATACCTTATCCCACGAAAAGCCGAGAGCTTCGACGGCTTCCTTCGCGGATCCGTCGCTCATTCTGATGTTGAACTCCTTCACCGCGTCGCCGAGCTTATCGACGCTCCATGTGCCGGACTCGACGCCGTTCGCCAGCATGTTGAACATGTCGTCGGCGCTGTACCCGGCGTTCTTAAATTGGACGCTGTACTCGTTGATCGTGTCCAGAAGGTCGTCGTTTTGGTTGAGCCCGTTCTGTGCGCCCTGCACTACGAGATTAAAGGCTTGCTCGGAGGTTATGCCGAACTGATCCATGAGGCTGTTCACGGCCCGCATACTTTCCATGGTGTCGAAGCCGAACACGTCCTCCAGCGCGATCGCGTTCTTGGTGATTTTCGCCAGCGAAGCGTTGTCGAGGTCGTCCGTCATTTGGATCACGGTGCCGAGCTTTTCGGACACGTCGCCGAGGCTCTCGCCATAGTTGGCGTTGTAAACCTCGTACATAACGTCCTCGAAGCCCTCCATTTCGGAGGCCGTGGCCCCGGATCGGGCCTCCAGCATAGCCAGAGCGGTGTCGCCTTCGGTCGCCAGTTCCTTGAAGGCTTCCACCGCCTTGTCGATCGCCTCGGTTGCAAGGTTAGCAATAACATTTTTCAGAACGGTGTAGCCTTCGCTGGAGTCCTCGGCCTGCTGCCCGGCGTCCTCCATGGTGTCGCCGAGCCGGTCGGCGGCCTGCTCCGCGTCGTTGAGCCTCTGCCGGTTCTCGTTCAGCTCCCCGGACAGACGGCCGATCCGCCCCGCGAGCTGCTGAGCTTCGTCGGAGCTTTCGCCTTGTTCGAGCACGAGGTTGGCGTATTCCCGTTGCAGCGCTTCGAGGTCGCCCTGCTGCTTACTTATGGTTTTTTGCAGGGCCTCGTAGGCGTCGCCGGTGTCGTCCTGCGCGTCGATCAAGTCTCTGGCGGCACGCTCGGCGGCTTCGAGGGTGTCCCGGTTCTCGTCCAGTTCGTCGGATAGGTCTTGGATCCGATCGGCGAGCTGCCGGGCCTCGTCGCTGCTTTCCTGCCCGCTCACGATAAAATCGGCGTAGCCTCTTTGCAGATTTCTGAGGACGGACTCTTGCGTGCTGATTTCGTCGGCCAGCCGTGCGGCCGCCCCGGCGGTTTCCAGCGTTTCCTCGCTCATTTCCTCCAGCCGGTCAACGGCCTGCCGGATCGCCTGCTGTAAAGAAGGACTGAGGGTACCGGCGATTTCTATTGTGGATTGTAAAGCTCTGCCCGCCATGTCCTCACCTCCGTTTCACATGCTTGGGCCTCCGGCTTATTGGCGGCCGTTTCTTCTCTTGGCGCTTGCGTTCCTCCGCGAGATCCTCGGCCGCCTCCGCGTATTCCAGAATAAAGTCGGTTACTCTTTTTCTTTCGAGGTCGGACGTGCTTGTGTGGTAGACTCTGGCGTAGTCTCGGTAGGCTCGCCGGAGCCGCTTTCCGGTTGTTCCTGCTCCGACGTGAGAATAAAATTTCGGCCGATCGCCATTACCTCCACCACGTCGCGCCCCTTGATCCGCTCCACGTCGGCGAAGTCATAGGACGGGTTCACGGCCACGATCGCAGCGAAGCCGAGGTACAAGTGGAGTCCCACGTCAAACTCGGCCGCCGGGGTGATCGTCGTGTTCTTCATGCCTGCGGCTGCCTTTTTCTTGGCCTCAGCCGTGGCGAAAAGGATCCCGTCGATTTCGTTCGAGTTGTAGGTCACTTCCTTGACTTCCTTCCCGTCGATCATGATCGGGTTTTTGAGGGTGAGAGTGCCCTCGAATTTGTTCTTTTTTTCTTTCATGCCTTTGGGCTCCTTTCAGAAAAGTGAAGGCCCGCCAGTGCAAAGTCCGGCGGGCCCGTTGTTATTTGATTAAAGCAGATTGTTGATCTCGCTCATGTAGTCCTTGCCGTTAATGCGGAGGATCTGGCTGAGCCTATCCACGCACATGTACTCGGTGCCGTTCGTGTAAATCTGCTGGCGCGTCACGTTGTAGGTGTTCTCTGCCTCGGTGGCGGATCCTACTTCGACGCCCAGCTCCGGCAGCGCCCCCGGCAGGGTACGCACAAACGCCTTGCAGCCCTCATTCTTCTGGGAGCCGTCGGACTTGACGACGTTCTGCACCCAGCGGAACTCAAGGTTCTGCTTTTCGAGCTTGCTCAGGCGGCTGAGGCCCATGTCCACGCCGATCTTCGTGATCGTGAGCTCCATGTTCTCCAGAAGCCCGATCAGCGGCACGGTCAAGTTACCCATAGCCTGAACGTCAGCCGTTAAAAATTCAATGCCCGGCAGCGTGAAGGACACGTCCTTGGCTACCAGAACGCCGTCGGCATACACGGTATCGGCTACCACCGGCCCTTTAATGTCTAACCATTTTCCCATTTTTCTGCACCTCCTTACTCATTACCGAAAAATGCGGCGAAGCCCTCGTCGGTGTAACACACGCGGGCGGTGCCAGATTTGAACGGCGGCGTGTTGGTGACAGCGAAGTCCCACACGAAGTCCCCGTTCATCATGTCACTGGTGGGGTTCTGGCTTTCCAAAAACTCCACCGTAGGGGTGCCGATCAGGGCCCCGATCCCGCAGAGGGTGTCGAGTTTCTGCTTCTCGAAGTTCAGGATCGTGTCCTTGTCCTGCGGTGTCAAGGGGCTGTCGATCTCGGTGCCGTGATCCTGCTGGAAGCTGTTCGCAACGTGCATAATCATACGAATATTTACGTCGAAAATCGAGCGAGCGTCCATACCTCCGTTGTACTCATAGGCGGCCGTATGAGGCCCCCAGAGCACCCAGCGGGCGTCCCAGAAGCAGGCTGTTGTGATCCCTTTTTCGTTTAGGGTGTTGGCTGTCTGCTGGTCGAAGCCGCGGTTTTTGGAGCCTTCGCCGAAGTATTGGCAGGTCGCCATAATTTCCTTGTTAGACGGGGACTCGAAGGGCACGCCGTCGTGGCCCATATCTACCCGCAGCATAGTGGCAGCGCCGACGGTGGAGAGGTGGAAGGTGCGGCCGCTGCCGTCTTTTACCTGCGGCCAGTAAATTTTGCTGCGCTCGCTGTTGTAGCCGTGAGCGTCGGCCCACTTCTTTGCCTTGTCGATCGTGTCGATCTTCTCGGTTTTACCGCCCACGGTTTCCTCCAGAGGAATGTCGGCGTGAGTGAAGCCTTCCCAGTGGCCATTGAGCTTCTGGACGGTGCTTACCATAGCCCGATACACTTCGGGGTAGTGGCTCCAGCCCGGAGCTGCCAGAGTATTGAGCACGGCGTTAAAGTTGGTGTAAAGCAGCTTCATGGAGCTGAGGCCGGTGTATTCCCCGTCCTCGGTCTGCTGGCCGATAATGTCGGCAGGCACCACGGCCGAAGCGTCCACGGTGTTGTAGGTGCAGGACACGTCAGACGCCGCGGGCGTTTTGAGAAGCTGCACAACGACGGCCCCCTTCGCGTAGTTATAGCCCAGCGTGTAGTCCACACCCTCGGCCATGTCCGCGATCGCGAAGGTGTCCAGAATAATGTCGGAGCTTTCAAACTCTGCCCGGTTGTTCTTGAAGGTCAGCGTCTTGGTGGTCTTTTCGGTGTCTCTGTGGGCGTCAGGATCGAGCACGTTCACGACGTAGATCGGGCCCACGTTCTCCACGGTGTTGTCAAAATGTTCTGCAAAGGCTTCGCAGAGGGTGAAGCTGCCCCAGTCAGCTGCATAGCCGAGCTTGGTCTGCACTTCGCCCATGTTCTGAATTTTGAGCGGCATGTTGACGAGATCCTTCTCAGCATAGCCCCGGATCAAGTTCACCGGTGCCGTGCCGATATAGGCCAGCACGGCGTCGGTTTGCTTGGCCGAGCCCGTTTTACTGGCGAGAAGCTCGCCGTCTGTGCCATGTTTGTATGCCATATTTTTGCCTCCTTGTTATAAAAGATTTTCGTATTCTCGCGGCGTTGGAGCCGTGACGCCTGCCTCCAGTGTGAAGGTGATCCAGTTGTGCCAGTAGGGGTAGTAGTCCCAGATATTGCCGTCCTCAGTAAACAGTCCGAACTTGATCCCCTGCTCCTTTACAAGCCGGTGGCCTGCGATATATTCCGCGCCCTCGATTTCCCGCAGCACGAGGTCGGCAAAATTGAACGAGTCTCTCCAGCCTTCCATATTGCGGGTGTACGTTTTCGCGGCTTCTCCCGTCAGCCGGTAGTAGGAATACCCGCCGACGGCTTTCTCGTTTTTGCGGGGGTGTAACACTTCCCCGCCGTGCTCTCCGGGGTTCCAGCAGGCGAGACAGAGCCGGATCTGGAGCCTGCGCTGCCGTTTGAGCAGGTCGTCGCTGCCCTCGGTCAGTTGCACGCAGACAGAAGGGATCGGGGCCCGCACGTTCGGCGGGAGCCGGTCTTTCCCCGGCGTGTAAAGAGGGAAGGCGGCAGGCTGCACATACTCCACGCCGTACTCCTTGTCGTTCTTGAAGTCGTCCGGGAGTTTGAGCTGGATCTGGCTGCACACGTTATCGTTCAGCCATGCCACCACCTTGTCAATGCTTTCCACCAGTAACATGCTGCACCTCCTTATCCGGTTCTGTTTTGGCGTAGCGCCACCTCAATGAGCCCCATGTCGGTGCCGGAGGTCGCCACGATCAGCTCCCTGCCGTCCACGTTCAGGAGTCGGCCCGGCTCCATATCGGCCGGAAAGTCGGACTCCTTACCCATGAGCAGCAGGTCAGCCTCCACAAGTCCGAGGATCTGGCCTTGTTTGAGCTTTACCAGTTGATCGTTGTCCACCACGACGGGGATCTCTTTCCCCTCTATGCGGTGGAGCTCTGCGAACTCGTCCGTGTTGAGGAATACGGCGTCGAGATCCTGCTGGATCTGGTCTTTGAAGCTCACCGGGTTATTCTCCCGGCTTTTGGGCGGTTTCGGCCTTGGCCTTTGCCGCCTCGATCAGTTTAATTGCCTCACCTTTGCTCCGGCACTTGCTGGCGTCTACGCCATACGCTGCAGCAGTCTTGCGGAGCTCGGCCATTTTCATGTTGCTGAGGGCTTTTTCCTCTGCGGTTTCTTCCACATAGGCAGCGACGCCAGCTTTTACGAGCTCGGCCTCGCGCTCAGCAGAGAGGGAGAAGGGGGCCGAGCGCTTCGTCATGGCTTCCACGACTCCGTTCACTTTCAGCCCATAGGTGCCTTTTATCATTCTGATCATGGTCTTACCTCCTTACTCCGGATCGGCAGCGCCCAGCTCCGGCGGGTTGTCGTCCTCGTCGTCGGGCTCCACCTCGTTACCGGGCGTTACCTCCACGGCCGTGATCGCCGCGATCAGGTCGGCCTTTTTCTTGCCCTTCGGTGTCACTCCCATGTCAGCCGCGAGCTTTTTCAGCTGGTTGTATTCCCAGCTCTCCAGCTCGGCAGCGTCGAGGTGGCCCGTAGTTTTGGCCGGTTCCTGCGGATCCTGATCTTCGTTTTCCTCCGGTTCCTGCTGCGCCTCCGGCGTTTTTGCTGTTACATAGGCGGCCACACCCAGCCGGACGAGCCGGTCGGCCTGAGCGTCGTCGCACTCGAAGGGGCCGTCCTCCGGCATTTTGAGTGCGTGGCGCTTTACTCCGTGCGCGTCCGTGTAGGTAATACCGCAGCCGCCGCGGGTTACTCTAATTTTCTTCATGGCTTTGCTCCTTTCTGCCGGGTGGCTTATTCGCTCACTACTGTGGCGGTGATAAACGGGTTCTCATTGTTAGGCATACACAACGGCGCAGAACTCAGAGTCAGCTCGCGGACGTTGTGCTTTGCGTCGCTGAGATACTTCGGCACGTCCACGCCGGTGTAGGTGTGGAACTCGCCGTCGGACTGCTCCACCTGAGTGATCGCGCCGTAAACGGTACGGCCAGCAGCAGGAGCGCCCACCGCGATCTTGCCCTTCGGGATAAAGGGCTTCACGGTGCCGTCCACTTCGGTGTAGGTGTCCTCGTAGCTCAAAACGTCCACCATGTGTCCCTTGACGTTCAGGCGGCAGATTTTGGTCGCGCCGGTCGGGAGAGTTTCAGGATCCACGCCGCCGATCTGATAGTTGCGGTTGTCGAGCAGTTTCAGGATCCACTCATTCGCCAGAATAATGTCGGCCACGTCAGGAGCCACGAGCACGTCGCTGGCAGGCAGGCCGCGGGAGGTCAGCATGGAGATCATGGCGGCCATGTCACTGATCATCTGCTTGCCGGACGCCTCGGTGGTCGTCCAGTCAGCGGCCGGGGTGTAGATCGCCGGGTTGGTGCTGCCGTCGTAGTAACGCACCTCGCGTTCCTCGAAGGTGTGCAGGTCGTCCACATACTCGTCCATAATGCAGCCGTTGGTGAAAATCACCTCGGCGGCCATGGCCTCCTTGCGGCGCTTGTTCATGCCGCGCAGCTCGTCGAGGTCGCCCAGCATAATGACGCCCTGCCTCTGCTGGGGCGTCAGGGTGGTGTAAAGCGCCTCCCCGAAGCCGCGCTTTTTCAGCTCGTCAACGGTGAGGGGACGCTTCGGCGCGATATAGGAAGGCGTGAAGCGCTTCATGGTGTAGCCGTCGCGCAGGATAGTGATCCCGCCCTTGCGGGGAGCGACGAACGGGGCCGCCTTCTTGTGGCCCTTCTTGTATTCCACCAGCACGTCGTCGGTGGCGAAAATGTCGGTCGCTGCGTTCGTGGGGAAGTAGCGATCCAGCAGGAAGGTGTGAAGCGGTGCCAGCTGCTTGACAGAAGCAAGCAGCGTGTGGGTGTCGTAGTAATTAAAAGCCATTTGTCTGTCCTCCTTCTTAGATTTCCACGGCGTCAGAGGTCAGGATCCCCGCGACGCGGAGCGCCTCTCTGTCTGCTGCCGTGATTTCGTAGCCCTCGGCCACGATCAGCCGGTTGGTGTTAAAGTGTCCGGTGCGGTAGGCGATACCGGGTACTGCTTCGCCCTCAGCGTCGCCGGTGTCCACGGGATCCGAGAGCACGGCGTTGGCCTTGCCGGTTGTTGCGGTGCTGATCTTCTCCATGCTGCCGTCAGCTCCGGCAGCCAGAAGCGTGCCGCGCTGGAGCTCGCCCTGCCCGGCTTTCAGCTTTACGCTGAACACGTCCGTGGGCGGGTACATGTCGGCGATCAGGTTGTCAGGGCCCACATGGCCCAGAGTTTCGTCCAGTCTCTTGCTCATTATTTCGCGCCTCCTTTGGTCTGATTGTAGGCAGCGACTACTGCCTGAATGTCGGCCGCGTCCTGCTCGGCCTGAGTGGTCGGAGCGCCGCCGTTAGGTGCTGCGCCTACTTCGGCTGCCTTCGAGGCTTTGCCGTCGGCCGCGTAGTTCGTGAGGAACTGCTGGCCCGCCGCTGCGCTCTGCTGCATAACGCGGAAACAAAGTTCCTGAGCGGTGCAGGGCTTGTCGCCGTACTTGGCGTCGTGTACCATTTTCTGATCGGGGATAGAGGCCGCGATCGAGTCAATGGCAGCGAGGCGCTGGCGCTCGGCCGTCACCGCGTCGGTGGTCTGAGCCTGTGCTGCGTTCACCGCTGCCTGCTCGATCTGGCTCACCAGATCAGGCTCCTGAGCTTTCAGTTCGTCGAGTGTCATGTGGTTTTTTCCTCCTTCTGGTTTTGCCGCCTTATTGGTCGGCCTTTTATTTGCTGCCGGTCTTGCTGCCGGTTTAGCACTTTTTTGGATCGGGATAGTTCCCGGTACATTGTGCAGCCCTTCGACATTGTGGCGCACGCCATTGACAAAAAGGACTTTCCGATCGGAGCTCATGCTCATGTCGGGATCGTCCTCATCCTCCTTGATAGCGTCCGCGAAGCCCTTGTCCAGAGCCTCCCGGCCGGTCATCCACGTTTCTTTTGTCATCATGCCGCGCAGGGTGTCCACTCCGAGGCCGGTCTTGCCGTTGTAGATTTCAGCGACGGCTCGCTCGCTGGCGTCCATGCCCTTGATCAGCTGCTTCATGTCCTGAATGTTCAGGGAGTCCCAGAGCACGACGCTTACACCGTGGATCATAACGAGGGATCCGGGGTACACGGTCACGGTGTCACCGGCGCACATAATCACGCTGGCGGCGCTGGCCGCGATACCTTCCACGACGACGTTCACCTCTCCGCTGAGTGCTTTCAGCGCGTTGTGGATTGCGATCCCGGTGTATAAATCGCCGCCGCAGCTGTTCAGCTTCACGGTGATGTGCCCTTTGTCCTTGACGGCCGCGAGATCCTCCATGAAGCCCTCCGGGGTGATGTAGAGGCCCGGCTCCGGTTCTCCCGTCCACCAGTCAACGGGCTGCTGGCTCATTACGTCGCCGTAGAGGGTGATCTCGCCCTCGTCCTCGCCGACGCTTGCCACGTTCCAGAACTTTGTCGCGGGTGGTGCCTGCGGGGCCGCTGCCGGGCCCATGCGTAGGCGGTTATGTTTTGTTCTCATTGGCTTGCCCTCCTATGGCTTGTTTTATTTGCTCCCTTATTACGAGGTCGCGTAGGGCCTGAGCGCCCCGTCTGCGGGCCGTTTCAGGGTTGTGCGGGTTATTGTCCCCCTCGGCCGGTTCTTCGCCTTCCTGCGGCCCCTCCGGGCTTTCCTCACCCTGCCCGCCGGTGCCGCCTCCAGATTGGTGAGGATCCGGCGCTTGCCCGCCGAGCTTTTCGTTCTCGCGCTGGAGCTGTTCGACGTTGGCGTCCCACTGGCCGCCGTTGAGGCGGATCGTGCTCTGCTCGTGGGTGGAATAGCCCTCGCTGCACGCGAGGATCTCCGCGGTGATTTCCTTCACCGGATCGAGCTGTCCCTGAGACGGGCCCAGCCATTCGCTACCGAGGTATGCGGCGCGGATCGCGGGGTTTGTGAAAAAGCCGGGCGCATAGATACGCCCGCGGGCCACGGCCTCGCTCATCCAGATTTCATAGCACGGGCGGCAGAAGTCGTCGGCCAGCCATTCCCGGCGCATTTTGAACGCCTTCCACGCCTCCAGCAGAGCCGCACGGCTGGCGCTGTACGAGCTGTTGAACTGTTTCAGCAGCAGGTCGGCCGGGACTTCCAGAGCCGCGCCCACCTGAGCGCACATAGCAGTTACGAACTTGTCGAAGCTGCCGTTCGGGTGCGTCGGGTTTGCGAACTCCACGTCCTCGCCGGGTGCCATGATGTTGACTTGGCCGGGGCCCATGCTGTACTCGTTCGGGCCTCTCGGCTCACTCGGCATGTCGGGATCCGTCTGGTTGAACGGGTTCTCGTCCGTCGGTGCCTGCGTCTTGATGAAGGCAGTATAAAACGACTCCACCACCGCAGCCATGAGCTCGGACTCTGTGTAGCGCCTGAGCTGGAGCAGCGGCTCGATCACCTGCGCGAGATAGCTCACGCCTCTGTACTGATCCGGCCGTTCGGTGTCAATGACGTGCAGCACGTTGGGGAGTCCGGTGTGTTCCTGATACGCCAGCACGCGGGCCCACGTCGTCGTCGGTGCCCCGATCTCGAAGGGGTATGTGCTGCGGATATGATAGGCCACCACCATGCCGTTTTTGTCTACCTCCACGCCGTCGTATATGGTGTTCCCGGTGTCTGTGTTCTTTCCGGTGGTGAAGGTTATCGAGCCTCCGGCACCGTAGCCGCCCGGTGTTGCGATCCGGTCGGACTCTATCAGGTGTACCCGCAGGGAGTAGGGGAGTAACGGCGTGGTGTCGTATTGCTTAATAATGCCGATACAGTCGCCGGAGAGCAGCCACGACACAAGCGCGAGCTGCTGGAGCCCGTAGAAGTTGTTCATGCCCGTGGCGTCGCAGGCCCTTTTATCACCGGCCCAGAGTGTAAACTCCCTTTCGGTGATTTTTTGCCACGCCTCTGCCTGTTCTGGTGTGAGGCCCAGCACTTCGCGATCGATCCTGCTTTTCAAGCGCAGGCCGACGCCTACCACGTTTGTGCGGTTGGTCTTGATCGCGGAGGTGGCGACGGGCGCGGCCATGTATAACATGCGGGCCCGCTGCCTCATGGTAAAATTGTTAAAGTCTATATCTTCATGCGCGGATCCGCTCGGCGCGTTGAAGCCTTTCACGGCCCGCTTGCTCCAGCTGGCCCCGGCCTCGCCGTAGCCCTTGTTTTGTGGGCGCACGCTGTCGGGCAGATACATTCCCATTTTCTTGTCGTACCTGATTTTTCTCACCTCCTTGGCATGTAATAAAAAACGGCAGCAGCCGAAGGGGGAAAGGAGCGAAAACTCCCTCCGGCCGTGCCGTAGTAAAGCCGGGGATCCCGGCGTTTACCCGTTACCAGTCGCGGGGGACGACGCCCACCGCTCGCCGCGGGCTGCTGCCCGCCAGCTCTGCCTCCAGCTCCCGGATCCGGGCGCGGAGCTTTTCGATCATGTCCTGCACGTCTTTGAGTGCGGTGTTGTAGTGTTGCAGATTTCTGGAGCCGATCCCGTAGCTCTGGACGCCGTTTTTGTCCAGCATGTCGTCCTCGCGGGCCAGATAGCGATCCAGCCGCTTGCGCGTCTGTTCGAGCTCGGCCTGAATAACTTCGCGTGTTCGCCTCATGGCGTTGCCTCCTTACCATTCGTCAAAATATTGCGCCGCCGTGTTCGTCCGGCGCTGTCTCGGTGCTGCAGCTTTCTTCGGTTGCTGCGGATCCGGCATGTTTTTGAGCCTGCGCTCCACGGCCTCCATGTCCGGGTTGATGATACGAAAACCGCCCAGCGCATAGTTGCGGCAGTCGAGCGCCTCGTTTCGTTCGTGGCCGGGGATCTTCACCCACGCCCAGCTATTGCCGCGCTTGGTTTGGGTGAGCTCCAGCTTTTCAGACAGCAGGCCGTTGAAGTAATACGAGTCGTAGCCGTAGGACTCCCCGCGGGGGAAGTGGCAATACCTCGCGCCGGGTTCCTGCACCCGCACGCTTGACATGATCGACTCTTTGCCAGCGTCCACGCCGAAGGTGTAAAGCCAGCACCGGCCGATCACCTGCTGATCCACCACGATCTTGACTTTTGAGGGCGGTGTCACGAAGGGGATCCCGTCGCCGCCTTTGCCTTTGATAGCAAAGACGCGCTTGTTTTTCCTTTCCCGGCAGCGCAGGTACACCTCTTGGGTGTAGTGGCCGCCGGAGTCCACGCAGGTGATCGAGATCCGCAGCCCCCGCTTGCTGTCTTTGAAGCGGTAAACGTGGCCGATCACGTCGTCAAGCTGCTGCCACACGGCGTCGGTGTCCGGCTTTCCCATGATGTAGCCTTTTTTTATGCCCCATGTTTCGCCATAGTAGCCGTGGCCCACGACTTCGTACTCCAGCCGGTTGTCCTGCGTATCGACGCCGCACGTCAGGACGAGCACGCCCTCCGGCAGCTCCACCGGGGAGCCGTCGGCATTGGTGCCGTAGTCCTCCCGGCGGGCCAGCATGGTGTCCTCGTCGATTGTGCCGCCGCGATCCTCCCAGAGCTCGCCCAGCTTCGTGTTGTAGACGACTTTCAGCTTTTGCGGGTTGTCTTTGGCTTGGAGAAATTCAAGTATGATTTTCTCCCATGGTGTCCACGGCGACGAGAAGGCGTTCAGCCAGAAGGAGCGCACGCCGGTGGCGTATGCGTCCGGGTTCTCGGCGATCCACTTCGCAGGCTGCCGCCTCATGGTTTCCTCGTCGCTGATACAGCCACAATGCGGGCAGGCCCATGTGATCGGGCCGTCTATGCTGTAAACCTTTTTCCCGCGCACTTTTTTGACGGTGTGCTTGTAGTGGATCCGATCGAATATGATTTCGCCATACTCGCCGCACTCCGGGCACTGGTGGCACCAGCGCTCTTGTGTCCCTTTTTCGTAGCTGTCCGCGATATTGGACGCGCCTTTTATGGTCGGCGTTGATACCTCGACGGCCTTCGCGTTGTAGAACGTGGTCTGTCTGGCCTCAGCCAGAGCCCACGGATCGCCCTCGGTACCGGCGCTTATGGCCCAGCGGTCGCGCTCGTCGCCTATGATGTAGCGGCAGGGGGTAGAGGCCAGCGCCGAGGCGCTGTTGGAGCCGGTGATCGTGAGCATACCGCCGGGGAAGGACTTCTGGAGTATTGTGTTCCCGGAGTCTTTGGCCTTTACGTCCGAGACTTTTTCCCTCAGTGTCTTGCTGTCGCGTATCATGGGAGCGATACGGATCCGGGAGAACTTTCTGGCGTCCTCCAGTGTCGGTTGCACGAAAAGGATCGAGCCCGGATCTTGGTCGATAATGTACGCGATTATGTTCAATTCGAGCTCGGACTTTCCCACCTGAGAAGCTGCCACCATGACGATCTTGTGGACTTTTGGATCCGTGAACGCCTCCATGGGCTCCCGGAGGTATGGCGTCCGCGACGTGCGCCACGGGCCTGCCTCCGCTGAGGTTTCAGGCGACAAGCGGCGGTGTTTGTCGGCCCACTCTGCCACCGTTAATTCCTCCGGTGGCTTGAAGTTCTGGACGGCCGGGGCCATGGCAGCGTTGAGCTGCCTCGCGGCCTTTTTAGTCGTCGGCTTCATCTGCGAGTGCGTCGCCCCAGCCTTCGCGATCCCTTACCCGCCGCTTATATACTTCGGGATCGTATTGGTAGCCCGCGAGCTCGTTCAGGATTTTGTAACACTCGGCCCGGATAATGGCCGAGGCTTCGGCTGCGGTCTTTGCCTGCACAACGTCCATAGCAAGGCGGCCGGGCAGGGCCATGATCATGCTGCGGGTGGTGTAGACGAGATCGTTCGTCGCCGCCTCCACGTCCTCGCTGCGGTGCATTTTGCCCTCCAGCTCTTTGAGCTGCATTTCCGCGATCTTGGCCTTGCTCTGTTTGAGGTCAGCCTCAGCGCGGAGCTTGTCAGCCTCGGCCTTCACGGTGTCGGCCGGTTTGGCCTTGCTGTTTGCGAGCTCCCGCAGATAGTTGACGTATGCCTTTATGGTTTCCGGCAGAAAATAGCGCTCGCCCGGCGCTACGGTGTGGGTTTTGAATACTCCCTTTTTTGTCAGGTCGCGCACCCACTGAGGCGTCATGTCGAGGGTTTTCGCCACCTCGGCCACCTTGACATAGCCGGTCACTTCCTGCGCCGTTTCTTTCTTCGCTTGTGCCATGGCCTCGCCTCCTTTCCGTCGGGTATGCAAAGCAAAGTGGGGTGAAAAAAAATTTTCGCGTCTGCGCGTCTTTTGGGCTCGCAAGCACCGCAGGGCTTTTGCGGCCGTCACAGTACCTTGCGGCGGTCGGTCGGCTCGGCTCGGTCGTCGGGCCGGGCTTTGCGTGCCCTCGTGGGCCTCTCTGTGGCCCGCTTGCGGCCTTTGCTGTTGGTTGTGGGTTCTTCCTTGGCCTCGTGCCTTGGCGTCCTTGTATGGCCTCGTGGCGTGGCTCTGGTGGTGCCCTTGGTTGGCTACCTCATGGCCTGCTCTATGTGGTGGTTGAAGCGCTCGCCCAGCTTGGTGTCAATCATTTGCTCGATTGTCTCGCGGGCTCGACCGTCTATCATTTGAGGCACGGACAGAGTACGCACGGCCTCGATCGGCTTTCGCTCGTCCCCGCTCTTTTGGTATGGCAGCACCACGCCGCCGTTCCCTGCTGTCAGGAAGGTGTCGGAGCTCATGGCTGCCCGCTGGCCCTTGATGATTGTCGCCTTTACGGTGTAGGGCTTCGGCGGCTTTACCATGGCGACGGGCGAGCCGTTGCCTATCAGCTGGCCGGGGATCCTGATCGGGTTTTTCTGCTTGGCCGTGGGCGCTTGCTTCGGGCTCATTTTGAAGTGGATCGGCGTCAGCGTCCGGCCCTTGTACTCCAGCGTGGCACCGTCTACGGAAACGCCAGCGACTCGGATCGAGGTATGCCCGCGGCTCGGTCTTTTGGCTGCCTCTTTTATGGCGGCCGGGTCTACGCCGTAGTGCTCGCGGATCCCCTTTGATACCCAGCCGGGCCCTCTGCTGGTGAAGTCGGACACGGTGCGCTTGATTGCTACCTCGCCGCCGTCCCGGAGCTTCTGGAGCCTTTTCACCACCTCGCCGCCACCTGATAGCGACACGGAAAAGCTGCCCCGCGTATGCCTTGCCGGGCCTGCGTTAAATAGGTCGCTCATGCGGCTGGCCTCCTTTCTGGTGCATGTAAAAAGCCGCCCAGAGGCGTGAGAGCTCTCCAGACGACTTTCGCTGTTATACAGACTACCACATGGGTTTATCCCCTTTTATCCCTTTTTATCCCCTTTTGTCCCCCAGACGGTCGGAGAGGGCAGAAAAAGAGCCCGCCTGAGCGCGTGTGCGCCCCGTGGCGGGCCTTTCTATTCTTCGGCGGGTGTTTGTGCCTTGTCTATCCTTGCGAGGCTTTGTAGGGCCGATCCGTGAATTTTGAATGTCCTTTTTAGGTATCGCTTTTCGTGTTCGTCGTAGTCTGCCTCATTTCCATATAGCGCGGCGCTGATCGCCCACCACTTCGCGCCGTCGAGGTATCGCATTTCTATGACGGTCTGCTCGTCGGGCTTCTCCATGAGGGCGATCATGGCCTCCAGCTCTTTGCGCTCCGCAGCCTCGGCCGCGATCATGTCCCGGATCTGCTGTTCGAGCTCCAGCTTTTTGAGGACTTGCCGCTCGGTCTTGCTGGAGCCGTCGCCGCCTCCGCTTGGCAGGCCGGAGAGGTTCGGAGTGGAAGCGGAGCCCATGGTGGACTCCAGATACTCCAGCCGCTCGATCAGGTTGTCGATCCGGCGCTGATAGGTCGCGTAGTGCTCCAGCTTTTTCTTTACCTCGTCGGTTTCCTTTGGCTTCTTGGTCTGGCTCATGGGTTCCACCTCCTTTTTGCTGTTATTCCGCGAACATTTCCTCGAATTGCTCACGGGCCAGCTCCTTGCCTTTCCTGAATAGCCGGATCCCGGTCGTTTTGCCGGTGGTCTTGATGTACCGGCGCACGATCACGTCCACGAAGCCGGGCTCCATTTCCATGATATACGACGCTTGCCCGACACTCTCGGCCGCGATCAGCGTTGTGCCTGATCCTCCGAACGTGTCGAGCACTCCCTCAGCCCACTGGGTATTGTCCAGCAGCTTCTCCAGTATTTCGACGGGTTTCTGCGTCGGGTGCAGCTCATTCCCGGAGCGCGTGGCCTCCAGCACGTTGCCGTAGCCCTTGTGGTTATCCCACTTCGGCTTTGTCCGGTGTGCGAACATGACGAGCTCGTGCTGGGCCCGCCAGCCGTTCCCCATGCCGGGGCTTTTCTTATTCCAGACGATCATATTCCGCACGCCGAGGCCGGAGCCTTCCACGAGGTCAAATAAATACACCCACATGCGCCAGTCGGTGAAGATGTACGCCACCTTCACGTCAATGGCTCCGAGTACGGTTTTCATTAGCACCTGATAGCCGCGCGTCGAGAGGTTGTCGCTGCTGATCGTCGGCGTGGTGTAGCCGCCTTTCCCGTCCGATTGCTTCGTCCCTATGGAGCCGGTGGCTTTCCCGGACTCTTGGAAGCCGCCGGAGCAGTAGGGCGGATCGGTCAGCAGGATCTCCGGGTGTGCGCCGTCCAGCAGCAGCTCCCGGTCTTTTTCGCTTGTGGCGTCGCCGCAGACGACGCGGTGGCGGCCGAGGATCCAGAGGTCGCCCTTCTGAGTGATTACCTGATCGGGCTCCGGGGTGTCCGGTATTTCGTCCGGCTCTGTGAGGTCGTTATGTAGAGCCTCAGACAGTGCGGTGACGAGGTTTGCCACTTCGTCCTCGGTGTAGCCGGTCAGCTCCATGGGGATCTCGCCGGTGTCAATATCGGCCAGAATGTCGGCCAGCAGCTTGTTGTCCGTCTCGGCCAGCTCCGCGATCCGGTTGTCGGCCACCAGATCGGCGTACTCCTCGGCCTCGGTGGTGTAGTTCTGGTAGTCCACCGGTGCCTCCTTCACACCTTCCAGCAGGGCAGCAGCGAGGCGGCCGTGGCCCTTTACTATGAAGCCGGAGCGCTTCGAGACGGTGATCGGCTGCCGCCAGCCGGTCTGCCTGATTATGCGGCCGAGTAGCTGGATCTGGCTGTCCGGGTGCTGGTTCGGGTTCTTCGGGTTCGGCACCAGCTTTGCCACGTCCACGATCGCGTCGTGGGCGCAGAATACCGGCACGCCGTCGGCCCATGCTTTCGGCTCTGCTTCTGTTTTATAGTCCATTGGCTGTCCCTCCTTTCGGTTTGTACGGTTTTTTGGCAAATTGCAGGATCCGCTCGCGCAGCTCCTTGTCTGTTTCGTCTGGTGCCCGGCTCAGCCCGTACTTTACGGCGATTTTGTCCAGCACTTCACCACGGGCCAGAAGGTTGAAGTCTTTTCGGATCCGGTTCATTACGCGCCGGGTGCGGTTCCAGCGGTGAAGGTCGCGGGCGGTGATGATAACGAGGGCCAGCAGCAGGACTACGGCCACCACGGCCGCTGGGATCCAGAAGATACCCAGCGCCACGGCCAGCCAGCCGATCGGCAGCGCTCCGGCTACTTTCAGCAGCAGCATGGCGAGCCATACGGCCGCCACGGTCAAAAGATACACGCCCACGGCGCTTGTGTGCTTATTTCCTCCGCTCACGTTTTACCCTCCTTCTCTGGGCCCGGTTCCCGCCGGGCTTTGGCTCGCTGCTTGGCTTGTACGGGCTCAAAAATCCAGCCTTGACGGCGCACTCAGTACAGAGAAGTGACACGCCCTGCGCCGCTTGGAGCTTGTCGGCCTCCGGCATTTTCCAACACTTGCGGCCGCAGTTCGGGCAGGCGATTGGCACCCAGTCCGGGTGCTTGGCCTGCACGTCGCCGTTCAGGTTCTTGTCGAGCGGCAGGCAGAGGATCCCGCCCTTGTCGGTGTATTTCCTCGGCGTCAGGTCGAAGCCCTTCTCCCGGAGCTTTTCGCGGGTGTCGTTCTTGACTTCTTCCTGCACGACTTCGACGACTTCCACCTTGTCGAGATCCAGACAGAACACGCCCTGCGGCTCCCACTCCTTTGCCTTCCAGCGCTTCGTGAAGTCCTCCAGCGTGTCGTCGAGGCTCAGGCCCGCCTCGTTCTCTGTCTGCCAGATCGTCAGCATGACGGCCTCGTCGTCGGCGTCGTCCCAGCCAAAAAGGTGCCAGCTCTCGTGGTTGTCGTAGTCCCAGAGGGAGAAGTGGATCGTGTGGCCGTCGATCGGCCAGCCCGTGCCCTTTACGGTTCCTTTGATGATTTTCGGCTTGTAGTCCATGGTTTTGCCTCCTTTTTTGAAAAGCATTTGCTTTTTATGCTTTTATTTGCTTTCTTTTGGTTTATTTTGCTTTCCTGAATTTGTCCGGCGCGTTGCAGGTGCTCCAGTGGGGAATATAGCCCCAGCCGGTAGCCTCTGCCGGATCGTCCACCGGCTCGCAGCTTATCACGTCCCCGGCAGGCGTCACCAGCTTGGTGCTGCCTCCGGGCTTCGTGCGGTAGTTCACCGGCTTGGCGTCGCACGGCATTGAACGGCCGGAGCGGGTGCGGATCCAGACGATTGCCGCCCCGCAGCTCTTACATGTGCTTCTATTCATGGCGTTTCCTCCTTACCATGTCCATGTGTCACGCTCCGGCAGGAATACCACCGGCACGCCTTCGTATTTCTTCATGTACTCCATGGGGGTGTCCGGCTCGCCGTCGAAGGCATTATACAGAGCGCTGCACAATTTCGGCCCGCAGTTGGCCCCCGGCTCAACGTCTTTCCAGAGTTTCCCGGTTTCGTCCTCATAAACCGGGCGATCCCAGCTGTCGCGGCCTTTATGCCTCAGCAGCAGCGTCTCCCAGTTCCAGAGCCCTTGTCTGCCCTTTGCAGGTATCGGCTCCGGCAGCCTCTTGACGTTCGCCAGTTTCCACGCATACCGGCCCGGCGTGTAGTCGCCGAGTGCCAGCTCGTCCGGGGAGAGCGTGGCGACGTATTCCGGCGTGATCCTGATACAGTCCACGAGCTCGCCGGTGGCGAGTATATAGCCCATGGGGAAGGTTGCGGGGCCGTCGATTATTTCCGGCAGCTCCAGCCGCCTGCAGATTACTTCCCGCGCTTCGTCGTTCATATAGAGGTCGCTCCATGTGTGCTGTATGGCCTTCATGGCCGAGTGGATCGCGAGCGGGCCCCGGTATTTTGTGGCCCAGCTCCGCGTCTCGTTTTCTTTGATACCGGCAGCCAGAGCTCCGGCCCATGGCTGCCATACCGTGATTGTTTTCATTATCTCGCCTCCTTAATGATTGCCCGGCTTTCTACTCCGATCTTGTGGAATAAGGTGTCGTTCAGCCGTCTGTTGAACTCTGCGACGATTTCCTCGTCCGTGAAGTCTTTCAGCTTTGCGTCATGGCGCGACTTGTACCACTCGGAGTCCGGCATGTTTTCATAATAGGAGATCCCCTGTTCGTCGAGTGCCCTTTGCTCCGGGTAGTTTCCGCGGCTCTTGTATGCCTCCCACTCAGCGAGGAAAAAGCCCACCGTGACTTCCTTTTTCCCGTCGTAGAAGTCGCGGATCATTCTCACCCGGACGACGCGGTTCAGGCGTTCCTCGCTTATTACCTTCACAATGCCATAATCAAAAAATTCCATTTAGCCCTCGCTTTCTGCCGTCCAGACGATCGCGGAGCGCCCCGTCACGCTACACGCCCGCTTTCCGGCGTTCTTTGCCTTGCCTGCTGCCTGCGCTTTGGTGAGGATCGGGCCCACGTCGCTGCGGCTCACCTGCTGCCCCCGGTCGGAGAGGGTGGCCGCGATTTCGTTCGCCGTCAGGGGCTCGCTCTTTATCAGATCCAGCACCATGTCCCGGAGGCTCTGGCCCTTATCCGGGCTGCGCCAGATAACGAGGGCAGAAGGGAAGGGAGCGGAGCAGGGCCGCCCCTTGGCGTCTGTGGTCGGGTTGCCGTCCTCGTCCGTGAATGTGAGCCGCCCGCGCAGGAAGCGCACCTCGTCGGCTTTTCCATGGAATACATAGTCGTGGAAATAGGCCGTGTCCGTTCTGGCCGGTATGAGCATAACAACGACGGTGCCGGGCTTCTGGCTTTCCTCGTAGCCCTTGCGTACCCACTCGCCGATCTGCCGTCCGTATGGAGGATTGCAGAACACGCAAGAGCCCCCCCCAGTCGGCTTTCAGGCCGTCGTCGGCCGGTGTGAAATATCTCGCGCACTTGGCACTCTTTGTGGTTGCTGCCGGATCGAGGTCAAAATGGAACTCCTGATCCAGCTCCTTGAAAAAGTCGGCCGGAGTACACCAGTCCAGCTTTTTGCTGCTTAATAATGCCTCATTCATTTGCATGATCTCCTTTCTGTTCGCCGTCTGGAGCGTCGAGTTCCACGCCCTCCAGCAGTTTGAGCACTCCGGCGATATATTGCACCCGGTAGGGCTCCAGCTCGGCCAGCTTCATGTGCTTGTGGCCGTATATGTCCTTCATATCGCGCCAGACTTCCCACGGCACCCGGAAAAAGTCTTGCAGGCCCACGCTCACCAGAATGAAGGCAGCAGCGCCGAGGCGGTGGTGTTCGGTCAGGCTTGCCACCTGCTCGTCGGTGAGGCGGCTCTGCTCGATCCGGTCGCTGTCGGTGTGCTTCGCCTCGAATACTACGGCGCGGCCTCCGGTGAGGGTGCCCTTAAAATCAGGCTGTCCGGCTTTGATGTAGCAGGCAAGGAACTGGCCCTGCCGGTTTGGCGGCCGGAGAGGGCGCATAGGCTCCGGTGTCTTTTCGACGTAGGCCACGCCCTTGTCTTTGTACCAGTTCAGGCTCGCGGCGATCAGGTTCTCGAAGTGTTCCCCAGCCCGCTTGCTCTGGAGCCCGCGCTGGCTTCGCTGCACGTTTGCGAGAGCGGTCGCTGCTGTCGGATCCGGGTAGCCCTCGCGGTTTTTCCCCGGTATCGTGTCCCAGCTCATTGATCCGCCTCCAGCGTTATGTCATGCCCGCGGTGGCGTCTGAGCTGGATCGCCAGATCCACGACGGCCTCGCCGGAGATCCGCACGGTGGTGGACTCCATGGCCGCGACACCGTTCAGGTTTCCGACGTGGGAGGGGAGGACGATCAGCGCGTCGCCCAGCTCGGTGTCCCGGTTTTCGCCGGTTTTGTCCCGGTAAACGTCCGCAGCGTCCCGGACGGGGATCCCGTGTTCCTCAGCGTATGCGATCTCGGCTTTCATGTCTTCGCTCGGATTGTCGATCCCGTACACCCAGAGCTCGTCGCACATGCTCAGCAGCGAGATCCCCATGTCCATGCCGACGGCCCGATCCTGCGGGTTGGTGTCGTCGAGGAACTGTGTGCAGTAGACGTGCGGCGCGATTGGCAGCACGTCCGGCCAGAGCTCCGCAGCCTCTCGGCAGTAGCCCTGCGCCTTGATGATGTTTTTCTCCATGTCTCCCCGGCATGGGGAGCATATATAAACAAGTCTGTCTCTCATGGTTTTGCTCCTTTCGCTTAAATAAAATCAAATATTGTCATTTGCGCGGCTTCCCAGTAGAACGGATCGAAGATTTGCGTCGGGGTTCCGTCTCGGTTAAATTGCCCCCCCCCTCGGTTGCAGGTTCTCGGAGTGTTCCAGCTTTATGAGTATCTCCGCGAGTTCCCGGTGGTTCTGGTATAGGTGCCTGAGCTCTGTCGGCCCAGCGTTCGGGCAAAACCAGCAGCCATTCCGGCGGGCGAAGCCATAGATCGGGGAGAGCAGGCCGTGATCTTCGCATAGTTTCCGGGCC